AGGAGGAATCGAACCTCAAAACAACGGTTTTGCAGACCGCGGCGCAACCTCTACGCTTCTCAGAGCGAACTTCGACTGCTCTTTTTCGCACGCTTTCTTTCTACTTTTCTTTTCGCAATTTTTCTTTTGATTTCATTCTTTGCGACAGTCATATTTTTTCTTGGTGTACGTGCCATTATTTTCCTTCCAATATTATCTGGAGCCGCCAGAGGTAATCGAAACCTCACTCTCGTCCTTACCAAGAACGCGCTTTGCCATTAAGCTATAGCGGCAAACGAGGATAAGAGTCTAGCCTGTATCCCAACTCCTTCTGCGCTTGGCAGATGAGATAATTGGAGCGCCTAAAGGGACTCGAACCCTTTCCTTGACAGAGGCAATGTCATATGCTACCAATTGAACACCATAGGCGCACTGCTGAACTGGAGCCCGCTTCCAGACTCGAACTGGAATCAGAGGATTACAAGTCCACTGTTTTGCCTATTAAACTAAGCGGGCAAAACGTGGTGAGTTCGCGACCTCACCACTGGATGTTTTTTGACAAGCGGCAACATCTAAACCGCAATTCACTGGGTTACGGCAAGTGTCGATGCCGGCTATGAAATAATCCATCCATAGCATTGGAACAAGAAATAACCGATTCTTGCGGTCGGCAGATGATGAGGACACCTGAGAACCTCCAAAGAAATAATAACGACATCTTTGGTTTGCCGGAGAAGTTGTCAGCTTCTCAAAGAAAGCGCCTAGTGGGGCTCAAACCCACACCTGTCGAATGGAAGTCGACTATGCTATCAATTAACACCATAGGCGCACAAAACTCTAAATCTTTGACATTGCTCGATTAAGAGCACTCTTTGCAGATTCATCTTCGGGGAATTTCTTCAAATGTCTCTGAATCTTTTTGACCTTATTCATCAACCATTTCTTGGAAGCGTTGTATGCTACCTTGCAAGGTCTCTTTTTTCTGCCTGGTCTGTGCTTTGCTGCCATTTTTTCCCCACTCCTTGAAAAAATAATATAATGCCATACCCACAAACACTATTTTAAGTATGGAAGAAATGAGAACATAGTAAAATATAAATGCTTGGCTCATAGAACAACCTCTTTTCATATTTATGGCTGTTCTCATTTCTTCCAGTGATGGTGACCCTGGGGGGAATCGAACCCGCCGCCACCAGATTGAAAGTCTGGTATTCTAACCGTTAAACTACAGGGTCTTCTTTAGCCAGTGAAAACAAATGGCTTGTTCCACCGACCAATATCCAAAGTGACATAATAACCAACATCGAAATAATCAGTCATAACATCTGAATTGTCATAGTTATCGATATTCAAGCAGGAAATAATTTTCTCTAGAACATCGAGCGCTTTGCCAGAGAACTGACTCTTATAGTGAAACACATTGACATCAATGTAATCCACTGCTTTTCTCGGAGTATTACCAAAAGTATCCTTCTCCGGCAGATTATCATTAAAGTTCTTGATGAAATCGATATCTGCAGAACGAATTGTCATAACAATTGTCGAATGATTTCGAACCGCCAAAGAATATTTCAAAGACTTTGGCAAGCCCGCCTGCTTCAAAGCGTTGGCAATCCTCTTTTTCTTTTCCTGATTCATATATGCCATAAAAAACTCCTCACAACTCACTTTGTAATGCAAATCTATATCATTTTAGAGGCTTTGTCAAGAAAAAGATTTCATTCTATACTGCCAATCGAAACCTGCGCATATAATCCACAATTCTAGATTCATATAGAGAAAAAGGGCCATACTCTTTTTCGTATATCCGAAGTGCTCTGTGATTCATAGTCATTTCGTCATAATACTCTGCGACGGAAACTGCTTCATAATATTCCTCAAAAGTCTTGCAGTTATCAGTCTGGTAAATCACTGTTCGAAAAGTATCAAAGGCATTCCAGATTTTCTTCGGCAAGAGGATAACAACGTTTGTTAGAAGACCTCCCAATGATTCTTCGTCTTCGCAAAAAATGCACCAAGGATAAGGATTGTCTTTTGAAGAAAAGAAATCTTTTGTGAAGTGCATTTGCTCATTGTTTCCGCCATTCAGACAAATCATTGTTGGATTGTCTGCCCACTCAAGAAACATTTTCACTTTTCTGTCTTTCAGGTTTGGGCGCATACCTAAATATTTCACAAAAAGCGATGTTTGTGCGTGCGCAGCCTGAATGCCTTGTTGTATCGAAGAAAGATAAAAATTTCCAAAATGATATGCACGCCATTCTTTTCTATCAGTCAATTGACACCTCACTTCGGCAGAGGCCCTAATTTGCGTTCTGCCGCCCTTTTATTCTCAAAAACTTGATTGCAACACTCATATTACCTTCAGCTCTTCGAAGCGCGTAGAGAGCCCTTACGAAGCTACAACCAGTCTTTTTTCTCAAGATTCTTACTTTCTTTTCAAATTCACTTCCCACATTCCATTTTTCGCCTCTTCTATTTGGTACCTCCCGACAGAATCGAACTGCCATCAACGGTTTGTAAGACCGCCGCTCTACCGTTGAGCTAGGGAGGCTTTTTTCAATTTTCCTTTCAAAACTCTGTTTTCGCCGCGCAATTCTCTCAATTCATTTTCTAAAACAACAATGTGAGATTTCAATCTATCAAAGGCGCTGTGAAAACCAAACAAGAACTTTTTCTGTTCTTCATATTCTAGTGAACGCCAAGGCCGTTTGAATTCCTTTCGAAACTTTTCTTTCAAATTCATAACCTGTGCGCAAAGACAAGTCTCTTTTTCGAAAGGGCACCCTAGACCATCACACCAGTCACTTTGGTCTGGAAGAGAATTTTCCCAATCCTTTCCGTTCCACTTTTCGCCAAATGATGCCATTTTTCCACCTATTGTATTTGGTAGCAGTGACCGGAATCGAACCGATGCTAACCGCTAATCTGGCGTTCGAGGGTATAAGCCTCGTCGTGCTTCCAATTACACTACACTGCTATCTGGCAGCCCGACTAGGATTCGAACCTAGATTTACGGTTTTGGAGACCGTTGTGTTCAACCATTGACACTATCGAGCCATATTGGTGCCGGCCGGTGGACTTGAACCACCATCGCGAAGCTCTTCAGGCTTCCGCTCTACCGATTGGAGCTAGACCGGCAATCTGGTCCTCCCGGTCGGAATCGAACCGACTTCCCAAGGTTAAGAGCCTAGTGCATCGCCAGCAATGCTTCGGGAGACTGGCTCCGGAGGTGGGACTCGAACCCACATACTTCCGCTTAACAGGCGGCTGTCTTACCAAATCGACATCACTCCGGAATATTAAATTTCCTATATTTTATCACAATTTTTGTGACAAACTGGAAGAGCAGAGAGGAATCGAACCCCCACCGAGCTACCAACCCGATGCGCTGGTTTTCAAGACCAGTTGCGCTCCAGTGCGCCGTCTGCTCCATTGGCGGATGCGGCAGGAGTCGAACCTGCTCAGGATTTTCCTACCTTCGGTTAGCAACCGAGTACCTTACCGTTCAGTCACGCATCCAATTGGCTGGCCCCGCCGGGATTTGAACCCGGACTGCCATCATTAACCGGTATGAGATGGCAGACCAAGAGTAGCGACCTCTTGTGCGTTAACCGTTCACGCTACGTGGCCTCACAAACAATCTGGCACGCCCGGAGGGACTCGAACCCAAATGTGTCCAATTAGCCTTTCTACTGGTTCGTAGCCAGAGGGCATACGGGCGCACTTCAATGGCTCACCGGGTTGGGGTCGAACCAACATCTAGAGATTCAAAGTCTCCTATCCTGCCATTAGACGACCGGTGAATTTAACTGGTCAGGGTGGGAGGAATCGAACCTCCATACCCAGCTTCCAAGGCCGAGCGTTTACCGTTAACCTACACCCTGAAAATGCCGCTGGTCAGATTCGAACTGACATTCTTTTGTCCTTGATTAAAATCAAGAGCAGCGACATAAGCTATTCTAAGTTCGACGACGTTTGAACTCGCTATAGCTAACTGGTTCTCCGAGGAAGAATCGAACTTCCATCTGACGATTATCGGTCGCCGGCTTTACCATTAAGCTATCGGAGAATGGTGGGTTGGGGAGGACTCGAACCTCCAAGGTCTAACACCTACTGCGGGGTTACAGCCCGGTGCATTAGCCAATTCTGCCACCAACCCATTTTGGGTGAAATTATAGACTCTAAATCTAGTTCCGTTAAAAGAAATTTAGAAGGAAGAACCTATATATCTACCCAAGTTTTCATCTGCCTCGCATAGCTTCCGAGCATATGCTACACCACCCACGCAGACTCCACGTCAATGTCGGTGTTCATTGAGTGAGAACAAACGGCCGACATATGCTGAAACAATATTTTCATTTGATGTCTCAGCTAACTCCCTTTGACAATGAAAATCTATCACATCTAAGATTCATTGTCAAGAAAATAATTGGGGCGTTCAGGGGGAATCGAACCCTCCATTGACCGGGTCACAGCCGGTGTTCTTAGCCGTTAGAAGATGAACGCCATACTTATTGGTACGCCCCCAGGGAGTCGAACCCTGAAAATCACCAGATTCTAAGTCTGGCCGCTTTGCCAATTTGCGTAGGGACGCAGATAATATTTTGGTGGAGCTGGGCGGCTCTGCCTCCGCCGTCTTAAAACCTTCACAAGTGATTTCTACACGCTTATCTGGTTATCCTAAATTTTTGATATGGCCTCGAAACCAGCAAATACAAATCCATATCTCAAGTGATAAAATTTCAAATAGAATTATCACTATGATTCTATTCTAGCCACTCTAAATGACCTCTTTTCAAACACCGAATGGCGAGTATCTGATAGAGGTGATTACGCTGCTTGCGCTATCGGTGCGTCGTCGTTTGCGACTATTTTACTGCCAACGTTTAAGGTGGTCAGCCTACCTGCGTGCTTACAAATGCTCCGAATCTTAATCGATACTATTTCAGCCCCATTTGTAATATTTGAAAGCCTGGCTTTCAAACTGGCGCCCTTGCAGGGAGTCGAACCCCGATTCGCGGTTTAGAAGACCAGCAATCCTATCCAATTGAACGACAAGGGCAAAATGGTAGGCCCGCAGGGAGTCGAACCCCGTTCCCCAGATTAAAAGTCTGGTGCATCGCCAACAATGCTTCGGACCCATTCAAAATGATGAAATTAGCCAGATGTCCCTTATCTCTACCGAAACAGGTCATTCATCTGTTACCACCTAACGCCGCGTGGAGGCTTTCATCTTGTTAGGCGTGGAGCTGGCCGGCTCCGACCCGGCGACCTCTTCCTTGCAAGGGAAGCGTTCTCCCAAACTGAACTACAGCCCCATATATGAATGAATTGTAAAGAACAAAACATTTATCCAACAACGCAATTATAATTTGTTGTTTTCTTGTTGTCAAGTTCTTTTTTGTGTCTATGTGATTTGCTTCCCCCTTCTGTGTTTTTGTGGGGCAAGCTCTTAAATGAATTTGGGCCTGACCCCTATAAAAATGATACCTTATGAAATTGAATAGGTCGATACAAGAAAATATTGAGCCAACTTCTCGCAGGCGCAAGAAGACTATTCAGAATCAGCGATTTTTCTCTATTGAATATCAGCGTCTTCACTGAATTGGCTCCTTTTGTGAATGATAACATTATATTATTTATGCAAGAAAAAATCTAAATGAGAATTTTCTTTCATTCTTTCTCTGTGTCTTCTTGAGAATAAAATTTGACTCGCCTCAATATTCCTAATTTTGTCATTCGAACCGCTTCACGAAGAAGCTCTGTTGCAGCATCCTTATCGTTAGATATCACTTCCCAAATGTCATCTGGCATTGTGCCGGGTAACTCGGGTTCATCTGCAATCGACCGTTCGACAATTATCATTGGAACAGATTTATCTGATGAACTTTCTTCGACATCAGCCACAGATTCTTCTGAGGTTGGCCTGCTCTCCCATTCTAAAGAGCTTTCATATGCTGCAATTGCCAGTGCGGCAGCTTTTACCATTTGACGACGAAAGTTGTCAATGTCAAAAGGTGTTTTTGCTGCTGCACCTAACTGGTTGATAATAGAAACTATCCAGTTATGAGAATTATAGAAACGCTGTCGATTAGAGCCACCCCACTTCAAATCTTGCATCAATCTTTCTTTCTTGACTTCTGCATATACATCCATAATCTATTCCTTCTATATGCTCAAATCTTGATTGTGTTGTTCGCACTTATTCCATTCGTATTCATCTTTTTCTAAACTGAATAGAAAACGAAGAGCCATTGCTGCTGTTTGAATCGCTTCTTTCTTGACTTCTTCGATGTTTGTTTTGTTAGGTTCATAGACAAGCTGGAGTGCTTCTTTCACCAATTCGCCGAATTCTTCGCCAAGGACGTGAAGTGCGTGCAATGGGTCATTCGGCCAGGTCGGAAACTTTTCTGTTGCCTTTTCGACTTCTTCGAGAACAGTCTCAAGAACCTTCAATTCTAAAGGTATATCCTCTGTTTCATATACAATAGCAATTTCTGATTTATTTTTGCTCATTAACCTTCCTCTTAAGATATTCTACATATGCAGCCATCGAACACCATATTGAAAACATCAGTCCTATAATAACACCATTTGGATTCTTTGCGATTGCCGACATTATGGTGAGATAGAAAAAGAAAATTGAAACAACAATAAAGAAATGATGTTTTCGAATAGAATATTTTTTCATTTTTCACCTCATTTTCAAATAAAATGAGAACCGGCTCGTTTCATTCCGCCGTACTACTCCGAGCGCTGCAACCTCTATCTTTCTTGGCAGAGGAATTCGGCGTAATCATACCAAGGGTCAATACCGTTGCTGGTTCTCAAACTGTAACGTCCCGTGATTAGTCCGGCTCACGGGACCAGAGGCCAGGCCAATGCCATCAGGCACAGACAGGAGTGAGTCGGTCATTGCGAATTGCTCGCTGCGGATTTTTGAGGAACCTTCACATCTTTTAGGTCGCATCCGCTGTCTCGCTCACTCAAAACTTTTAACCAAATACCTACATAAGCCCAGGTTGTGCTAATGCCTGTATTAAACGTTGATGTAGTATTATACCATCCGTAGGCAGAATTGCAAGTCATTTTTTTGTAAGATAATCACTGGTATGTGCCAGTTCTTCTATTGTTTCAATAGCTCGTTCGATTCCCAATAAGAATGCTTCCTTTTCTCCCCAAGTCATTCTTTTAGAAATATATTTATCTTGAAGTAGAGAATACTTCTTCAACAGACCAATTACTTCTTCTTTGAACTCTGCAACACCGTTATCTTCACCTTCCATTTCACGTCACTCCTTTAATATTTTCGAACAATAATATCATATGAGCATTCTCCAAGACTATCCGATTTGTATAGAACATTAAGAACAGCTTCTGCTTCTTCTTTGCGCTCGCGCACACAAATTGTACGATAGAACGTTCTGTTCTTTTCATCTGGGAAAATTTCAACAACTTCGTAATAGATTTTATTTTTCATTTCTTCTCCGACGCCAGTCTCATTTCTTTCAACATCTATCCACCGAAATCCGTCTTCTAGAGTTTCTGTTGGTAACAAGATGCGAATATAATTTGGCCTTGCTTTGGCGATTGCTACTTCTAAAAAACAATTATTACCACAAAATATTACCTGTTCGGAATCAACAAAGAAATGAATGGTTCCACCATCAGATGTTCTAACTGCAACTTTGCATTCATCAGAAAAGATTCCTTCCTCCACAGTCACAGGGATACGTACTTTATCCATATTTATTTCCACTCATTAAACCACCATTCGGGAGGTTCGCAAGGCTTTGCGTTGTCCCACGGACCATCTTCATTGATTGTATAATATAGACCATCTTCTGAATTGATTACCAATCGTTTTATACGAAGACTATTGCAATTATCAGTATCATCATTCCAAACCCAACACCAGGTGGGCCGAGTAGGTTGCCATTTCGGACAATTATCTGCCTTTGGCAATGCACCAAGTTCTACCACCTTCGTTATGGTGCATCCTTCGGATACATAATAGATATTGCCATTCTCACAATCACGAAACCTCCAAGAATCGCCAGTTGCCTGGGGGATGTGCAATATCTCAGCCTTTGAGCATAAGGCGTATTGCGCATTATTAAAATCGACCTGTACTATATCACCAAGTTTTATAGGTTCTTCGGCCATTTCGCTTTCTCCTCTCATCTTCCGGCGGAAAATCCTAGAACAATTTTCCGGTGAAAAATCCTAGAACAAACATTTCAATATCCTCATCATCTTCATCTTCAATATCTTCATCACAAAAGGAACTTGAACTATTGACACGCAGACGAATTTTCTCATCTAATAATTCGGCCATTCTGCCCAAGTCTTCACGATTATACTGACAATCGTGCAAGAACCATAAAAGAGCACGTAAGGACTTATCAGATTCCTTGTTCGAAGTTATCATTTCTTCGAGCTTATCGATGGTTCGATAATATTCACCATCTTTAGTCCCATTAGGAATAATACCACGCATTTAAGTTCTCCTCTCAATATCCTAATTGTTCAGCACGAGTCTTCACCGAAAGAGCAGAAACCTTAAAATATTCGGCAAGGTCTTCTATCTTGGTCATACCACTCTGAACTTTTATCCTGAAAGATTTTTCAGGCATTAACAATTCGGCGGCCCAAAGATTAGCTTCTTTTTCAATCTCATCACTTACGTGATATGGAAAAAATATTGTTGCCTCATCAAAGAAACCTTTACGACGACACTTATGAAGAATATAATGCCCGAGCTCGTGTGCGATTATGAATCTCTTTTGGCCTTCACTGTATTTTTCATTAACAGAAATCACCCACTTTGAACCTTCTTTGCGCAGGTACCCAGATAATAAATCTTCAAACTCGTCATATCTAAGTTCAATACCAAGAATTTGAACAAGATGCTCTATATCTAACGGTTCAGTTCTAATATCCTTGAACTGAGCATAATCAAGCAACGAAATCGGTTCTCTAAATTTATCAATAAAAGCCATCTATACCTCTTTAGAGTCTATTCACAAAATACCATTAAGTCTATTTTTTGCTCTAATAAAAGCCAACTGAACATCATTAAACATACTTCCGTCCTCGAATGACATTGCTTCGAAAGTCTCTTTCCGAAGAGCATCTAATTCTGATATAGTTCTTACTTGATTGAGCTTTTCTAAAAGCCCTTCAATATCAGGTACGGCCGGCAGAGTATCACCACGACGTAACCTTTTCAGAAATTCATCACAATCAAAATCTTCACTCATCTCATACACCTATATCAGATATTGACAATCGACACATTTATAAATGTGCCAGCTATTTGTTCTGGCCGCCGCTGGCGAGCTGCCCTTATCTCCCTACTGCTATGCGTCCATAGCCCTCACACGTCTTTTCGTGTTCCAATATTGAGCTTCTTCGAGAGGCCTGTGGGAGTAATAAATTGAGCGGGGCCGGTCGCTACTCCGACTTTTCTCGGGCTCGGCCCTACACTTTCGAGGCCGCTGTGCCTCGCTCTTCTGGAGATGGCCAACCTCCATACTGTGCGTGTCTGCGCTATTCCACGCCGCCCGCTCAAACTTTTTGCTTCTACTTCAATAAATCTGACGCATATTCAAGAATAAAAATTTTAGGCGCCAGCCAAATTTTAATCCATTCGAGATTAGAAACTACCATCACAAAACTAACCCCACCAATAAAAAATCCTATAATATATGAACCACCGAGTGATTTTTCTTTATATTCTAGAGCAAATTTACACGACCAATAAATTAGAAACAATCCTATAATCGTAATAGCTAATTCTGACACAAATGTGTAAATAAGTAATTGGTGAACTGTATCAGGCAATTGTTCCACAATAAAATCTTTTCCTGATGCTGCTGATTGTAAAAGATTTCCCATTGCCTCTCTCATTTTCATATTCATTTTAATCTCCTATTCTTATTTCACACCCCATTCGTTAAGAAGCTCACATACTTCTCGAGCCTTACTTATAGATGAGACATAAGCAGGCGACCAAGAAAGGTCTGTGCTAGTATAAACATCCCACACACCTCGGCCACGTAAAGATAGATAATACACTGAGTATTTCACCTCAGTATAATCATCCCAATCCGGCTCATAATCCGGGTCGACCAGAAGGCAGGCACGGATGATGGCATTCGAACGTCTCATCATCTTAGCCGCTTTCTTCGCCTGTTTGCGGGAACAGAAAACATTATGATTGTCTTTATGTCGTGCATAAAACGGATATGCACAGCGCTCTGTCTTATGTGCAGCGCCGGCGGAATCTACGTACCAATACGTATCGGCCGGCCTCGGATACTCATCCTCTTTTCGTATAGAACCAAGTTCCTCCAACTTATCTATTGAGACTTTCACGCCATCGACATTAACATAATCACTCATTTTCATTGACCTCCAAAATCAATAATAATTTGAGCGGGGCCGGTCGCTACTCCGGCTATGAGGTTTCTAATCCAGAGGCAGAGAAACCAAAATTGGTTGATGCCTTCGCGGGTATTCCTCGCATTACCGAGTGTTTCCTCAATCTGCTGTCTGCAGCCAGCAGCAATCTACCCTCTCTTTCTGGAGCGTGTCTTCGATTTTCCACGCCGCCCACTCAAAACCTTATTCTGCAGATGGTTCTGCAGATTTCTAATCGTCTTATTCCTCTGCACGATAAGAGACACTCCAAGATGAATCCTTTGCCTCAACGATGAACAACGAAGGCAGAGAATACTTTGGCAATGCTGTTGTTTTACGCATCCGAACATCTTCTTTAAAGAATGGATTCGGAACATTTTTGTTGATGCCTTCCAAAATCGCATCAACATCGAAATCATCTATTGTCTCAACATCAAATGATTTGGGAAAGCAGTCTTCAGACATCGTATAATATTTCTTACCGTACCAGACTATGGCTGTATTGAAAACAAATCTCACTTTCATCTCACTTTCATCTCTATATTGCTATATTACCACTCAAACACTATAATGTCAAGAGAAAATTGCTCTCCTATCCGCTTGCTTCGCTAACTTCTAGAACAGGCCTCAATTCGCCATTTCCTAGATACTTTGAACGATTTTGACGCGAGCGCGATTGCATTCTTGTTTCATCAGAAGGCAAATATTTAGGCTTGTAGGAGAATTTTGCCATCATTCCCTTCAATTGAATCCTTCCAATATAATTTTGCCAGGCAGCAATACGTTTGATAGGTGTGAATTTTGGCCCTCGAGGCTTCTTTGGCTCGTCACCCTTCACTGCTTCAACAGATTCAGATAATTTCTTCCTTGCGGCTTCGCCCTGCCCAATAAAATTGACGTTTTCGGGCAGATTCATTTTTCCTAAATCTTCATCGGTAGCCTCATCAAATGTAGAAGGCTTGGCATCAGTCAATGATGTTTCAATATCATTCAGGTCCTTCGTTTCATCGATTTCCTGTTTGTCAGAATTCATATTTTATCTCCTATTCATCTAGAATTGTTACTAGAACTTTTCTTCCTCTCCAAAAAATATATTCTACAGCAATCAACCTATGAATCCTTTTCCTGTCTATCCCTTTAAGGCTGTTCAGAATTTGAGCTTCTTCGAAATTCTCTTTTCGCTCACAAAAAGGACCTTGATACGTATTATCTTTGTTCTGGAGAATGTATCCTTTCATCTTTTTCCTTTTCGTCTTTTTGACTGTTAGAAGAATTAAACTTCAACCAACTAGGACAATTGAATAAATTTAGTGCAGGAAAAACTAAATCAGACCAAAAAACTTTAACTGTAGATTTATCCTTCATTTAGTAAATGTTTTCCTGATTCGGCTATTTCATCACAAACGAACATCAGAATCAAAGAACACGAATATGTCACAAATATTGCTGCGGCAGTAAACAACCATCCATATGCGATACATATGCCGAACAAAGGAGCTCCAAAAAGAAAACCTGTAGCAATTGAAAATTTTCTATAGATTGTGTTCTTTCCATTAGATGAAGCAATATCTTTCGCAAAATCAGAAAACGCATTTGGTGGTATATTCTTCAAAAAATAAGAAAGAAAGCCGACAATAAATAAAATGTCAACTGCCATTGCCCAAGTCCAAAAAATGAATACATTTCCTGCCCAACCGATTGACTCGATAATACCGAAATATCCAAAAGCGAAATATATTACATTAACAAAGAAATTAAATAGTGTTCGAATTCCTATATTTCTTTTCATTTCTTATACTTCCGAGTCATCTCAGTGACTTTCTGAACAATACCGTTTAGAACAGAATATTCTGTCTGATTCTTTGTCAATGTGCATACTTCATAAATTTCTTTGAGGAGAGCTTTCAACTCTTTATTTTCTTCCTCAATCTTCAAATATTTTTTGTATTTCTTAAAATCTGTCATATTACTCCTTCTTGGTATTGTCAACAACCAACTTCAACTTTGCTTTCGATTTTGACTTTGGATTTTCAGATTTTTTGTTGTTGTCCACAACAAGTTTAGGTTTAGATGAACTGTTAGGTTTTGCAACAAGAATTGGCATCGCTGCAGAATTAGGAACAAAATTAGATTTCTTCGGCTCTTGCTCAACCTTATAATGAAATTGAACAGCTATGCCATTATAGTCATCTATGACCATAAAAATATCTTTAACTGGAATGATGACAGTGAAAGGTACACGACCAAAATGAGTATAAAACGAAAACTCCTGCCGGTCAAAATCAAATTCTGGCTCTGGAAAGGCATCAGACCGAACAACAAGCATTATTGTATCTAAACTTTTTGCTTTATATTGTTCCCTAATGGCCTTAGGGATATGAAGTTCATCAGAAAGCCGACAATAGAACTCATACCGAAAATCATAGCTCTTTGTGTTCATAGCTTCAACCAACGAATTCAAAAATATATCTTTCAAATTATCTCCTTTTCACACAAGAGCCCCATCTTCACCACAATTATACACGATGAAGATGGGGCTGTCAAGATTAAATAGAAGCGTTCTTGCGAACTTTCTCAAAAGTTGTCTTTGTCACGAGTTCACCATCCTTGAAAGCAATCCTAGAAAGACCAAAACGACCAGATTTCGATGCCTTACCTGGGTCAGTCTTAGGATTCTTGAACACATCTTTCCACACACCATTCACACAAATTGCAGAACACTTCATCGCAAACCCATATGTGTCTCGATTGCATTGCTGTAAAAGGCCACCGCCCATACCGAAAGCGATATTATCAATGCTCAATTTATTTTCTTCCATATACTTGAGAATATCCTTTAGTGATTCATTGGTGATTCCGTCGCCTTGAATTACCCGAACACAATCAGGAAGAACCTTATATCCTTTGCTGTTCGTTGCGCATCCAAAATTTTTCATCAGACCAAGAATTGTTTCCACAACAATTTCAGGAGGATATCCTGAATCGGGGCGAATTACAACTGTTTTTCCTGATTCTTCTATTACACTCTTCAACTCGTTGCCGTAGATATTTTCTACTGCATTCTTGAGGTCATAGGAATCAGAAACAATCGCAACAATCGGAGCATCAGGAAATGCCTCTATCATATTCTTGTATGCAGCAGATTCATTTTCAATACCCCAAGATGTGATTGTGCTGTGCTCTGCTGCTGGAATAGAAAACCCGCAAATTCCCGCATCATAATAATCTCTTGCTGCAATCAAACCAGCAACAGTATCTGTACCCATAAAATTGATTAGATGCGCCATTCCTCCCAATGCAGCAGATTCATTTGAAGAAACACCACGAGCACCAAAATCGTGCAACTTGAAATCGAGAGACTCAACTGGCGCATCAGAAGTCTTTTCCCAATACTTCATCATTTCAACTTTTGCGAAATGTGAATTTGTTGCAACTGTCGTAGGATACCAAATTGCTCGGAGAATTGCTGTTTCCATATAATTCGTGAGCCAAGGAACCTTTGGGTCGGTGTTCACCATCGTTGCAATAACAGTTCTTATGGGAACTTTTGTTCCTTCTTCAACCATTCTTATTTCTAGCGGCAAATATCCACCGTGCTCTTCCAAAATGTATTCCCAACCTTCACGATTAAACGGCACACCGTGAGAGGAGAACACATATTCTGCTTCATCAATATCTTCTTGAAAAAAGGGCTTCTGAAGATATTCTTTAATAAATGCTTGTAAACCAAATGCGATTACATAAGGTACCTGACCAGAACGAGCTTCAATATAAGAATAAACATATTCTGTTCCAGGCGGATACTGACGAAAATGTGATGTTTTATAGCTATCGGTATTTAATAGGATGTTATTTCTCATTGTTAGACTCCCTAACTTCTTAAATTTATTGGATAAGCTCCAATAGAGCTATTTTATTTTATGCCTTTTCCTCATATGATAGAGGATATGAAAGTGGTCTTCGAACATTTTCCAAGCCATACTTTCGAGCTCAGAAAACGAAAACCATTTTGCATCTTCAGCATCATCGGCTGCCTTCACTTTAGGCAACTTCTCATTATCTTTCAATTCAAAAAGAAATGCGTGAGTGATGGTTCTTCCTCTATCAGAACGAAAAGGACTATCGAACACCTGATTGAAGGTACAAGAAGCTCGAAGAACTTTCTCCGGAACCTTGATGTTCGTTTCTTCAATCAGCTCTCTCACTGCACAATCAAAAATCTTTTCATTTGGGGCAACAAATCCACCAGGAAGTGCCCACAAGCCTTTGCCAGGCTCATACTTTCTTTGAACAAGAAGGATATGTCCTGATTGAATGACAACAGCATCTGCTGTCACAAAGGTAGGCGGATATGGAGCAGATGACCACATATCCTTGTAATTCTGAACATATTTCCATTCGTTCTGCAACTGTTTGAATTCTTCTTTGCGGGCAAATTCCTTCATAACTTCTATTGTTGTTGAAGGCAACATATCCACATAATAACTCGAGAAAAATTCTGCAGGATTTGAGAAATAAGCATCACGTAACGCAGTTCCATTTATAGGTTCGTTGTAATGATGATGCTCTGCAGAAAAATATGTGTGCCAATTAGGAAAATAATTCAGATAATAGCTGCTATCGTCGCGCTTGAAACCAAGCAAGACGATTTCTTTATCAGAAACAGAAAAGAGTTTGACTTTTGTTTGAATCTGCTCAATCCATTTATTCTCGTCATAAGTGTAATCGCTTATAGGTCGAATATAGACTCTATGAGAAGCATCGTGTGATATGTTGTCGTTGAAGAAACAACTTATCATCTTTTTTCGTTCAAATTTTGTGAAGGGATTCTTGATTGTTCGTGGAGTATTGAAGGAACCGAGAAGAACAAGAACACTATCAGCTATCTCTAGTCCTTCTTCAATAACTTTTCGGTGACCGTTATGAAAAGGTTGAAATCTGCCTATATAGACAGCAAGTTTATATTTTTTATTGCTCATCGTGCTAGACTCCCTAACTTAGATGACTGTTTAATATTTATATGTTCTAAGAATTATATCACAAAAATTTCATTTGTCAACCAAAGAAAATTTCAAGCGTAGAGTTTCTATCTGATTTCCATCCTACTGCATCGAGCATTGTCTTTAGAGGCTGAAAAAATGCCTTCTCAAACTGTAAATCATAATTGATATAATCGTGCAAACCAAATTCTTTCGGCAAAACAGAATTCGAAGGAAATGCAATAACATTTTGATGAATAGGATTTGGTTCTTTGAGGTCAACAAATTTTATTTTGCCTCCCTCTTGAATTGGTTGCTCTAGTTTCATTTCTTTTTCTTTTAGCATATGATTATAGATAAGAGCGCCTTTAACGTGCTTTGGAGAACCCTTCTTGAAAATGGCTCTTCCTGATTCAGCATATTTTCTCAATCCAGAAACAGACCTAGGAAAAGCAATGTCTTCGGGACCCAATGAATTGAACTCCTTTCTAACTTCTTCAAGAAATTCTAGCAACTCATCGTTGGTTCCTTCTAGAATAATTTTAATTGCTTCTTCTAATTTTTCACGGCAGAATTCTGGTGTAGAAGATTTCTTAACCTCCAAACCAAGAATTTTCGGTTTTGGTTCTGCGTATCGAACTCCTTCTGAATCATATACCATCAATGCGTATCTTTTCTTTGCTGTCCAAAACCCTCTTGATGCGATAACTTCACGAGTCATCCTCATTGCATTTCTATAAGCATTCATATAATCAGCAAGTTCTTCATAGCATTTTTCAATAAAAGGCTCAATTCTATTTTTTACTGCTTTATCTAGAAAATTTACAACTTCTGTATAATCTTCCTTTTTAACATCTTTCCCAAATATTTCATCTACAAGGGCTTTTAACTCAAGATAAGCTGAATCTGTATCTACATATTTTACATATTCTATTCCATCTGTATTAAGCAAATTATTCAAATATGCGTCAAGCCGCGACCTGACCCATCGAATAGAAAGCTGTCCAGATAGCGTAATTGCTTCGGCAATTCTTGGGTCAAAAAATTGAAAATAGCGATTTGCGATAGCGCCGTATCCAGAATTGGCAAGAATCTTCAAGGCCATCTGCTTGTTGTTCAAAGATGCAATAAGATTTGTCAATTCCTCTTTTTCTTTCTTATCTTTTGTGTTTTCTCGCTCTTGCTCTTTTTGAAGCATAAGCCGCTTTGTTTTTTTCCTGTTGCTGTATAAGTTTTCCATCAAACAAGAAAACATACTCTGATGGTCTTTCCTATAATATGTTCCGTTCGCAGCAACTGCTCTTTCAAGCTCTTTATATTTAGAAGTATCTTCTGTTTTGTTTATGAACGGTAGAATTCTTCGTTCATTTTGCAATTCTTTTTCGGATTTGTCGCAATGGCTCAAATACTTTTCTACATAGTCTTCAACTGTAGGAGAAAGGTCTTCATCAATTGTGTCATATCCTAGATTATACTGCATAATCAAATGAGGATATAGCCCATCTAAGTCTAGAGAAACAATCCATTCATATGCTCTTGGTTCAGGAACTTTGACAAATGCGCCGGCGACCTGAACGTTTGCATTTCCTCGTGTGTTCTTAACTTTAGAAAAAATTCCCTTTTCATAATTCCAGTTATATATCATTGATTCCCAAGTTCGCACAGGAGAAAAGGTATCAGGGAATGTTTGCTTTGTCATATAAGCCAGAGTATAGACCAATTCTATCAATCGCATTTTCTCATCTAGCTTTTTGACAAGCTCTACGTCTTGAATATTATATTCTAGAAATTTTTGGAAATTTGTAAGGTACAGATTATGAAGTGTACCAGCTTCGGAATAATCTACTTTCTTTTCTTTCAGTTCGACGTGAGCGATATGGTCTAGAGCATACGACTCCTGTCCAGAATATGTATATTTTTTATAGAGGTCTAAATAATCAAGACAAGCTATACCCATAAAATTGTAAGATTGGTTTTCTCGCCCAAAGTCACCACGGATTGTTGTTTCAGAAATGATTCCCCAAGGCGAAAAAGATTTTACAGCACTTTCACCTAAAACCTTCTTTATTCTATTGACGAGATAAGGTATATCAAACGTAGAAATGTTCCATCCCGTCATTACATCAGGACAATTTGTTCTCCAGAATTCAATGAAAGAACGCAACAGTGATTCTTCTGTCGAAGAATGGTGATATATAACATCTTCACGAGAATTGTTATATTCGTACAAACCCCAAACGTAAATTATTTTTGTTTGACTGTCATAAAGCGATATAGAAATGACTTCATATTCTGCATTTTCTGGATATGGAAAACCTTCATCGGAAGCGCATTCAATATCAAAATTGAAGACTCGAATCAACGAAGAATCAAATTCAATTTCTCCAGGATAATTTTCAGTGATGAATTGAGAAACAAAGTTCGAAGAACCATAGACATCGAACCCATCCACATCACTGTATTCTCTGATAAATTTGCTTGCATCTGAAATTGAATCTAGGTCAACTTTTGCTAAAGGATGGCCGAATTCATTTTTGAACTGGCCTTTTGAATCGGGAACAAGAAGTGTGGGAACAAAATCTTTTATGCAATAATTGAGGCGCTCTTTTCCATTCACCTCACGAACAAAAATTGTGTCGCCACGTCTGTCAACGGATGTATAAAATTTCATTCAGCTATTATACCATATAATGTGGGTGGCGTCAACAGGGATGTTACCTAACATCGACGGAATCACAACAATATCACGACACACTTTCTTATCTTTGACAGGGTGGCCGTAACCGTCATAATCAGTGAATACTCCACAAGAACAAGAGCTTACAAACTCTTTTACGGTTAACAACTCACCAAAGAAATCTAATTCATCTGTATATCTAGCCATTATTGAATATATCCTGCAGGATTTTCTGTCTTCAATCCGAAAACATCTTTATAAACTTCAAGCATCAAATTTACCCAGAATTCCTTATCAACTTCTGCAGGATAATCAGAAAGTTCAGATAGTTCCTCAACTTCACGCACAAGAGCATCAAGTTTAGGAGATACATCATCTTTGAAATTCAACTTTCCCAAACGAACCTCTTTCAAGAATTCTGTTTCAGGCAAAGGATAGGTGAAATCGCCTTCCTTGAAAATTGCTCGTGCCTGATAACCAGCACGAAATGCGTGCATCACTGCTTTCCAATCAACTCCCTTTGAATCGGCCGCTGTTCTGGCGCGTTCGCCGTACGAATCAAGAAGTGATTTGAGACGAGATTCGAATTCGTGAAACGTGATTGTGCTCTGGAATTTTCTAGAGCAGATTTCATAGAAATATTGAGTTCCAAGCTGTTCGTGTTCGATTATAACAATCTTCGCGTGTTCGTTATTGACTGGCAAAAATTCCCAATAATCTTCCAATTTATCTTCTTTGTTTCGGATACTCTCACAGAGTTTCAATGCTGCTTTTACAACATTTACTCTACGACCTTTTTCTCCGTACTTGTTTGCCTGTGTGCGAACATATCCTACAAATGTTCTCATATTTTTTGTGTATGCTTTTGAACGATTTTCGCGCAAGGCCTTCCACACATCAGATGTATATAGAAGAGCAGAATCTGGCGCGTGCAACATATCAAGAGCCGTTGTGTTGCCCTTGATAACTTCGCGAATAAATTTTGGAAACGAATAAAAGGTGCGGTCAACATCTTCCGAAGTATTCTTGCTATCAGATGAAGCGGTTGATAGATTGATAACATCCTGAACCTGACCAGAAAGAACTTCATTCAAAGATGGCATATAGACGCCGAAGAAATCTTTGTCTGATTCAGGCGTACTCGTACCATACAAATGACTACCGAATAACATTTCACAAACGATTGTTTTTTCAAAGTCCATACATTTCTCCCATAGGTATAAATAATATCATATGTTGTGCAAAATGTCAACTATATCTTTGACTTCAAATGAGAAACAGCATTATCCACAGCTCTATACAGGCCATCAATCTTTCCTTCTTCATTAACAAAAACTGTGTCGTCTTCTCTTCTCTCTACACCTTTTTCAGATGCGTGAGGACGAACAATTCCTTCTCCTAATGCTGGTCGAATAACGTGCCACATTTCTCCTCCCATTTCTCTAATCCAGTCGACTTCGTTCTCAAATCGTATATCTGGAATAACAAAGAATGCCGGATGACATTCTTGAAGAACTCTGACATATTCAAGTTCGGCTCTTTTCAACCAGAAATCTTCTCTGAACTGGTGACGCATACATTCTGTTCCAAAATGCTGAGCAAAATAGCGAGGAGAAAGTCCCCAAAAAGGATTTTCTATCTCCTTCTTTTCTTCGTTGTAGAAATCATCTAATGGAATTCCGGTTGCCACAGATATCGCTTCCTTCAATGGGTCGGCAAGAGCATAGCGATGTGCTCCATATTCATTGACCATATATTCAGCAATGGTATCTTTTCCTGAACGAGCCTTGCCTGCGATTCCTATCAATATCATTTATTCTTTCTCCTCCTATAGAATTCTTTCATCCATTTGTGAACCTGACGATGAACTCTCCTATTAAAGAATCTTCTCCAAGCATAGCTACGAGCAACAGATAGAACAGTGAAAAAACAAGTAATTCCGAAGCTTTCTCCTATATCGAAAGGCAGGCCAAAGAAAGGAACAACAATTGTTATCCACGCAACAAAAGATAACAAGAAACCACTTGCAGTGTTAAGAGAAGCCTCAACAAAAGATTCTAAGCGAGTCTGCTCATCTATCAACGAAACCTTTTTTACCAAACCAAATACCCCCTTTTCTGTCTAGAACCATCAAACCCATCATTGAATGCTCTGTATAGGCTTTCGGGCTCATTTCGGTCATATCCTTCAGGAAACCAAATATCACGAACAAGTTCTTCCTTTTCCTTCACAAATTCTTTTGCCTTGTGCATACAAGAATAAAAGTCTACAAGTCCTCTGGGAGAAGGACACGACATTAAAACTGATTTCCACAACAGGTATGATAAATCTGTTCTAATAGGTTCATCAAATTGCGATGCAGCAATATAGATGCATCCTGCATTGAGCATATCATTATCTATGAGGGTGTCAAAGAACATTCTTCGTCCTTTCAGGTCAATCACAATATCATATTTTTGAGGTGGACCTTCACTATAAAGATATGGTATCTGCTCAATTCCTTTCTGTGACCAATATTCCGGTGTTGCAGAACCAACAACCAAAGGTTCGTATTCTTTAAGATGTTCTGCGATAACTTTTGCAAGAAAACCTGAACCAAGAATCAATATTTTTCCAGGCAGCTTTCCAAATGCCGTTAGGTGAATATCTAAATAATAAAGAATATTATATGCGCAGGCGATAGGTTCTAGAATATAAATAGGGTCTAGTTTATCTACAATCACAAAAGACCCTCTTGGCGCATTATAGAAATCAGCAAAGCAATTGTCTGCGTTCGTCGCAACAATATCTCCTTCTTTCACACCACAGACACGTTTTCCAACTTTCGAAACAACACCAAGTCCTTCGTGTCCTTGGATTTCTTTCGGCACAGGAAATCCAAACGAACCAGAAAACATTTGAATGTCGGAATTGCAAATTCCTACAATTTTTGTTTGCACTTCAATTTCATTATCTTTTGGCTCGGGTTTATGAAAATACTCTTCGTTGATGTCAAAATTGCCTGTCGTGAAAAACCTTCTTGTTCTCATTTCGTTGTCTCCTCGAGGGTAATATAAACCCAATCATCAAGCAATTCATAATTCTTGTGCTCATTTTCGGTCATATATAAGAATTTTTTGAACATTCTATCATAAGCATATTCAGGACAGAGGCCAAGATTTTCAATTATCTTCACCGAGACAATTCCTGAATTTTTGCAGAAAGCAATTTCTATTTTATCCTTTTTGCCCGAACACCAATCTGCAACAACTTCTCCGTTCAAAAATCCTATATGACAAAAATCATCAACATCATAGATTCCGTCTTTTTCAACTTCTCCATAATCAGTAGAGTCTATATTATCTAATGTTTTGCTCTGATACTTTTCACACCACTCGATTGGCTCAAATCCATTGACTGCGGCGTAGATGTGTAGAAGGTGAGGAATCAAATCCCTAGACACACCACCAAATGCTCTCTTTTTATCAGTGAACCAAGAACCCGGTTTTGGTATTCTGTTTTTGTTGCACCAAGAAATTTCTAAATAATCATAAGGAATATTCTTCCATTTAGTGATTTCTTGTCGAAAAAGATTATTCTTTACCATCTGCAAACGAATATTAGGATAATCTTCTTTGAATCGTTTCCAAGCCGAATGACTTTCGAATCCTGGTTTGTCAACAACAATGAGATTTGTTAAATTTAATCTTGCTGCTGTACGAGCACAAGATTCGTGAAGATAATTGGGCGTAGCAATGACAACCATATCATATTTGTTTCCACGACACTCTTCAATCGATTTATATGTGGCAGAAGAAACGTTAGGGTCAACTGTATCTACCCTACCAAATGTGACACCATTCTCTAATAGAATTCTTCTATACATCGAACCAATGCCAAGTCCTACAACAAGAGCATTCGCTTTCCCTGCCAAATAGATTTGTTTCATACTATTCTCCAAAGAAACTTTCTAAAGATGATTTATCTTCTTCTGTATTCTTTGTTGTAAATTCTCTATCGATGATTTCATATGCAGCATCAAGATTATTAAATGCTTTGTATATTGCACGAACATTTTTCGTCACTTCTGCAGGAAATGATGCAGAAAAAACTTCTGGCATATTCATATTGATTAGAGAATCAATAGATTTTTTGTATCTGAGCATTAAGAACAAATTATGTTCGAGTCCGAGCATATAAAAATCTCTAGGGTCAGAAAGCCAGTCTTTTATGCTCGGAATAGTCGAACACACTGGACAATCACAAGGTAATCCTAAATCATCTGGTAAATGCTCATATTTGTTCCTGTTCGAATAATATATTTGCTGAATACCAGTATATCCTGGAAAAATGAAATAACCACCGAAGGCCAAATTTCTCTGAAAATATGAGCTATCAAATGTTATTTGAACATCAATTCCCATACTATTCAAGTTCTTCTGAATGGCAGCAAAGTAAATCATTGCATCCATACGAGACACACCGAAAATATGATGGAATTTTATATTTTCTTTCTCGTATTCTCCTTTCTTCAGAAGAAAAAAGATTCCTTTCAGTGTTGCTTTGAAATTTCTGTTCGTTCCGCCGTGTGCCCAGCCGTCAAACTCGTATGGAGAAACTGCTCTATACCAGCGTTCCATTTCGGGAACATTTTTTGCTGAAAGAACATTCAGAATTGAACAGGCAGAATTCGAGCGATTTTCATAGTAATATTTTGCAGCATCTGCAGAAAGCTCAAGACATCTTTTTATCTCGCCTTCTGAAACGCTACCAGTAACAGGTCGGTCAAGAATAGGAAAAATTGTCCCGTTATTTTCCGACCATTCGAGTGCTATTTTGTTATTCCAACTCTTTTCAGAAAGAGCTCCAGACGAAAGCTGATAACCGCCCGAATCAACAAAGATGCAGGCTTTATCATCTATTTGAAGTCCGCATCGAATATCAGGAAACTTCTTTGCGTGATGTGCAGCAGAAAAAAGAACATCCGGATGATAAAAATAATTATCCCAGTCTTTATTGTAAAACCTCAATGACTTTTTAATGCACTTTGACGTACTAAAAATTTCTTTATCAGACTTTTTGAGGTAGCTAGAAGTGGCGCAACTAACTGCTGGAAAATATCTTGTCGTTCTCATTTATATTGCTCCATCTAAAAGAACATAGAAGTAGAATTCGGTGCCAGTGAAAAATTTTCTTGAGATGTACCTATAATTTTCTTTTAATCGAGAAGAAATGCTTTCATTATCTTCCATACTATCAACAATGAAATCTACTAATTTGTCTCTATTCATCTTATATGAACAATAGTCTTCTGTCCATTCTGAAGGATAATTGAAGATAGGGTCATACATTTCTTCATAGGATAATCGGTTTGGCTGAATAGGGATTGCGCCGTGTAGCATCCCTTCAAATTGAGCAATGCCTAAGGTCTCTTGCAAAGATGCAGAAAAAACAACTTTTGCTTCGGCAAGTTTCTTGTGATATTCTTCAATGCTCAATCCTTTTCCGTGACAGATATAAAAATCAACTCCGATTGATTTTAATTCTCGTCCTAAATCTTCAGCAATGTCGTGCTGTTTCTCTTTACTCTTTCGATGTGGGAAAATCACCATATCTTTCTTTGGCGCACAAATTTCTGCTTCTTTGAGTGTTCCGTTGAACATATATTCCATTGGAAAACCACAAACAACGCTTTTCCAAGGTTTATCTTGAGTAGAAATCTTTAATTTTTCTTTGAACATATTCTTATGAAATTCTGTTGCAAATATATTCGTATCGTAGACTTCATACAGAGAACGTTCAAGGCCGTAAGACCATTCTTTGTTTGAGAAGGTCTGACCAAGAATATCCCAATCATCATAGCTTCCGGCGTGCCAGACTCCTACAATCCTGACTTTGATTCCTGTCAATTCAGACATATATCTCAATTGGTGAATGGCAGGATTCCAAGCATCGGTCACCAAGAAAACATCACCATCTTTGACTTGGCCTTTTTCGAACATCTCAGAAACACGACGCATCTGTTCAGATTTCCATAGATTTGTGTCGATGAAATTTAAGAAAGCTACGTCACCAGAATCATTGCTCCTACATTGGCCCGGAACAACACGAAGCTCCCATCTATCAGAACACCTTCTTTCAAAATATTCATCAAATTGTTTTGGGAGATATCTATACCAATGAGCAGGATACCTATTTTCTATAGGCTCAATCGGTAATATGAACAGGGTTCTCATACTTCTTTTCTTTGAACACATATTTTCCGATAGCACCATTTTCTCCATCTTCCGACACGCTTATAGTATAAGTTCTTCCGGGATATTTATCTGCCAAATATTCTGCAATATCATCACAAATCATTTCGCAAGATTTATTGTTGAAATTCCGATTCTCGAAAAGTTCTTGCAGTTCTCGCTTAAATAGTATGAATTCGACTTCTCTATCTAAATGATGAACTGTCATCTCAACTTTGATTTTGAAAAGATGGCGATGAGGATACCTTAGAAATTCAACTTCGCTCGGAGCGTCTTTCCAATAATGTTCACCTTCAAATTCAAAGGTAACAAAAATGCTTTTATATGAAGATAATCAAGATTCATACGCGCAATTATACCACCTTAAAAGAAATTGTCAAGAGAAAACGCGCCTTCGAGTGGAACAACAACCTCATTCGGCGCTTTCCAAAACCTTTTGATAAATGACGACCTATCAAGATTTCCTTTTGAATTTTTTCTCACTCCAACCGAAGAATACTTTTCAGCAATATAATCTTTCCATTTCTGCACATCTTTCATCCTATCTTGCTCAGAAAAGAGAACCGAATATTCCCCATTCGCCATTTCATTCAGAACGATGTTCTCACATTTATAGAAATGCAAACCTTGCTGGAGCATTTTCATCGCAAATTCATCATCTTCCATCTGAAACATTTTCTCATCAAAAAATATTTCTACATTATCATATTTGCTAAAATTCCTAATCGTGAAGAAAGAACCCTTCAAATGAAGATTCTTTCTGAAAACAAAATTATTGTCTCTCAATTCTTTCTCAGCTCGATAGTCGCCAGTGAACGGCTCGTGTCTAGGAATGATAGGCCGAAAACCAGCAACATTCGACATCTGAGGCTTTTCCCAAACTTCACTCAATTTTTCAAAAAACGATTTTCCGAAAATGTGGTCATAGAGAATCGAATCATTGTCAATAAAATGAGCAACGTCGTAATCGGTGCTATAGAAATGTCTCAGAAGAACATTTCTTCCAATTCCTGGGTGCTGTGGTTCATCAGAATGCAAGAAAGATATCTTATCCGATTCATATATCCTAATCTCATCTTCGTTATAGCCCTGAGAACGCACAAAAACCCTGTCAATTGATTTTTCTGTGCATAACCACTCCAACTGGCGTCGGTGATAATTAAGACGCTTAGAATAGAGTCTAGGGCTTCGGTCACCTCTTCCCAGATACGAAACAATAAAGGCCGCTTGCTTCATCGATAATCCTTATGCTGCATCTATTATTCTTTGGCGCAATTCTGAAGAGGAGAAATTGTGTTGGCGTGAATTGAAAACGACAGGAATGGGCAAATCATACCCAGTGAAATTTATGCCTTTCCAATCTTCACCGATTATTCGAACATCAGGATTTATTTTCTGCAGAAGCCCATACAAATCTTGTTCTGTATCATAAACAACAACTTCATCTACAAACCTGCAGGCGGCCAACTGTATGACCCTTTCATTCAATGACTGGATTGGTTTATTCTTGTTCGGTCTATCGATAGTAGGGTCTGACTGACAACCGACTATTAGATAATCACAATGTTTCCGTGCTTCTTCAAGCATAAGGATATGCCCTACGTGGAACAAATCAAATGAGCCGCAGGTGAATCCTACCTTAAGAATACGCTCATTTCCTTGCTCATCTTTAATTTTGATTGTCATATATTCTATGAACCATTTTTCTTCATATCTATTAAAGATAGAAATTCAGCTTTCAGACTAGGATTTTCTCTAAATTCACCACGCATTACCGATGTCACCATATCTGATTCGTGCTCTTTGACACCGCGATGAATCATACAATGATGTTCTGCTCTCACAACAACAGCAACGCCTTTCGCCTGTGTTGTTCTTTCTATTTCATCAGCAATTTGTTCCGTCATTTCTTCCTGAATTGTTGGTCTAGAACAAATCCAATCTACAAGACGATTAAATTTTGAAAGTCCAATGACTTTTTTACCAGGCTTGACGCCCACCCAACACTTACCTACAATATTCTGAAAATGGTGTGCACAGGTTGCCCTGACACTGATAGGCCCTACAGTATAGATTTGGTCGTATTCTTTTGAATTGGGAAACGCTGTTATTTTTGGTTTTGGATAATATCGACCACGGAAAATTTCATCTACATACATTTTTGCAACACGGTGCGCTGTTTCTTTTGTGTTGTGGTCATTTTCGGTATCAATTAAAAGAGCATCGAGAACACCTTGAAACGCTTTTGCAACATTTTCTCTCAATTCATCACGAGCATTGTCTGAAAGTTCAGGAATATTGTCATTGCAAAGAAATGGCGTGCCTTCCATCTTCATAGCTTCTATTTTATCTTTTAATTCTGAATGAGCCATCTACTCTCCTTCTTAAATTATCAATTCTATCAAATTTATCAATCTCTGTCAAGGTATTGTTCATCAAATTCTCTTTAGCCAGCAACAACTAACCTCATCAAGTTCCCCAAGTATTGCCAAACAAATTAACCTGCAATCTAGGGCTGAATCGAAATCCATACTTCATTGCCAGTTCAGCTACCCTTCGTTCTGTTAATCCTAGTCCTTTATCAGTAGCACCTTCTGGCATCAAATAGACAGGACAATAAATCATCGAAGCACCAACAACATCGAATATTTCTTGTATGTCTTCTTCATCACGAACAACAAATTTCAAGAACATATTTTCTTCACCTAGAAGATTCATATATTCTTCGAGAACCGATTCTTTGATTGCCTTTGCTCTTGGTTCTCCAGAGATACTCAATTTAGGCGAAACAGAAAAAATTATTTTTCTTATTGGCAATTCATTGGAATCAAAATTCATTCTTATTTCTTCAGAAACAACCCACTCAAATTCATCTAGAAGCTTTTGTGTTCCATTCGTTTCAAAAGTGACTGTATCAATGTCTCCTTCGAAATATCTATCAACATTTTCATATGAGAAAAACTCTATCCAAAATTTCTGATATGCAGGCAGTAGTGGTTCTCCTCCAGTGATTACGATATCGGGAATATCATAATCAACTTCTGTTCTGCTCCTCTGTTCTTTTAGAATGTTTGAGATTGCTTCCCAAAGTTCTTGAACAGAATATGATTTTGAAAGATGACGATATCGTTTCGACCACGAAGCAGAACTATCGCATCCCACATCAAAAACAGGCAAATCCTCAATTTTGTCAATGGAAGATATATCGAATTTGTTATGAGGCATTTCTTCTTCCGGCATCAGTTTTCCTCGTTCTTGGCCGAAGCCAGGACAATTCAAATTGCACCCAAAGACACGAACAAAAATTGAAGGGATGCCGACTCTCGACCCTTCACCTTGAATTGAATAGAATATTTCAGATATTAGAATTTTTTTCATTTGAACCTCAAAACATTTTCTGGTTTATAGACTGCTTCTGTTTTTGGTGTTTCGGACCATCTGACAGCTTCAACCGCAACTTTGTGTTCCCACATAACTCCTTGAACAACATCATACATCCATTTTGCAAGATTTTCGCTTGTTGGACAGAACGGAACAACAACAAAAGAACTTTCAAATTCATCGTCTTTGTTAACAAAAACACGAAGCTCTGAACCTATCTCGCTTTTTTCTGCATAGGGAACAGTATCCCACAAACTCTTGCCTGTTATTTTTGAAAAGAGTGGGTCATCCGAACCAATAAGGAATTTGTGGTCGATAGCATCATCTATAAATTTTTTCAGCCAAGCAAGATGATTGAAGTCTGTCACAAACCCATCACTACCCACATCCTTTGCAGATAAATGAACAACCAATTTTCCAGTATGGCCGTGCAGTCTTTTACATTTACAGAAAGACGTTAGGGCTAAATCTTCATTGAGGTTTTGAGTATAAACCCGATGTCCATAATCAAAATGAAATTCTTTTGAAATCTCGTACATACTAATTTCCTTTCTTGTCTGTGCCGATTGTATATTTAGACACAAGTTCCCATTCAGATTTTTCCGAATGTTTGAGAACAAAAACCTTTGGTCTATCTTTACCTTCAACAAGTTCAACTGGTGACTTTAATTCTACCAAACCCCAGTCAGAAAGAAGATTTGCAATGTGATTGCGACGATAGATATCCTCTTTTGTCAGAGAGTACTTCTTGCCGTCAAGAGCAAACATCTCCTTGAAATGAACAATATAATATTTGCCTTTCTTCTGCAAGATATGGCAAGATTGATACAGCTTCTTCTCGCGGAAATTTGCAATACCAATCCTCTCGAGTGTTTCTTTTACCTGCAGGAATGAGTCGCTTTCAGGCAACGACACTTCGAGCATCATATTCTTGTTCCAGTTTACTTTTTCTTCTAGATTCATTTTCTACCACCTTTTCTCATTTTGTGTTTGATTGCTTCAATATCCTTTTCAGAAAGAATATTTAGAACATCTAAAGCCTTCTGTTCATTGTAATTGTAGAACTTCATAACAATATCTAAATCTTTCTCATTTGTTTTTTTGGCCCAGCCATACCTTTTTCCTTTACGTATGGCGTGAATGTAAAAATCATAGACCATTTGCTTTGATAAACCTGGTATCTTATTTATCTCATTCGCATATAGAACTGTGTCGATGTGCATCGACATTGCTCTATTGACAATGAAAGTAGAAAAATCTTTTTCTGCTTCTGGGTCTTGTCGTAGGATATTTTCTTTCTTCATCATCAAATCAGGAAGAAACTCTTTGAAAAGGTCTCGGCGCTTTCTTTTTGCTGGCGCTTCTTCCTGCTCTTCTACAATGTCGTTTCCGAAAAGGTCAATTCCACTCATTATTTGAAATCACAATTTGACATAATTTCAACACAGGCTGCAACAAGATTTATTTCTGCATCAGCAACGAATGCTGCTTTGTATTGTGCATCTCCCAATATTAGAACTGCTTGAGGAATGCTCGATGGCTCCAAATATTCATAAAGGCCATCATATATTCTGCGAAAAATTGTTGCACTGTCAATATCTGAATTCTGAGCAACCCACTTTCTCATCAGAGTAAATTCTTTTTCTTTCATCATCTTCATCAATTGAGAAATTGATACGTCACCAATTGTTGCTAGAATTCCAGTATCAATTGTTCCAGACGATGAATATCTCTGCAACTCATTGATTGCTCGACGAAAATCAGGATAGAATTTCTTGACGAATTCAACAAGAACTTTTTCGTCAAACAACACACCTTCGTCCGCCAAAATCTTGCATAGCCTCTTCCAGAATGCAGCCTGCATTTTGATTTGTTCTTCTTTCGTAAAAACAAATTCAATCACAGCGCATCGGCTATGAATAGGCTCAATCAACTTGTTCTTGTAATTGCAGGTTAGAATGAATTTACAATTGTTCGAGAACTCTTCCATAAATGCACGGAGAGCAGGTTGAAAACTTGTGGCATTTGCTCCGTCTGCTTCATCAAGTATGACAACCTTGTCGCCACCCATCATCGACACAGATGACGCAAAGTTCTTGATTTTTGTTCTAAGGGTATCTATATTGCCCTCAATTGAAGCGTTAATGAACAAAACATCTGCATTAAGCTCTGAACATAACGCACGTGCAATTGTTGTTTTGCCAACGCCGGCACCGCCAGTCAGGAGCAAATGTTGCGGCAATTTTCCTTCTTCAAGATGTGTCTTAAACATTGATTTTATTCTATCTGGCAAAATACACTCTGCCACGGTACTTGGTCGGTATTTTTCAACCCACAACACTTCTTCCATAATGAAGCTCCTTGACTTTATCCGTTAAATGTAGAACTCTTCTCTAACGCAATAAAATATTCTGCGTTGTTGTTCTTTCCTTCCCAATGAGAAATCAGCTTCGAAGAAATCTCCACATCGTAGTCGTCGGGTAGAATTTTCAAAATTTCAGCACGAATATGAAAAGTAAAATCAGCATCGCCATCATATTTTCCAATCGGAAGAGCATATCCATTAGAACTATCTGACGATTTATCTGTTACGCCAATCATCAGGTTATCCTTTTCTCTCGTGATACAAACATCTGGCAATTGTAGGACAGAAGACGATTTGATGATTTTGTCGAATACATCTTTTGTGATTGTGAAAGAAACATCTGCGTCTGGCATCTTCAGTTTTTCTTTCGGTGGTGAAACAATAATGGATGGGTCTGCGTAATTGTATATGAGCGATGCTCCCTTTTCAGAAATCACCATATAAGATTCTTCAAAATCAATTGAAGGGTCTTCAAAAAGAGACAACGCATTTAGAAATTCATTTAGGTCATAAATGCCAAATTCCATCGGGAATTTATCTTCTAACCTTACCGAAGCAAATATATTCTTCGCAACAGAAATTGTATTTTGTGTCTGTCCTTTCTTAAACAAAAGACTTTGGTTGATTGTGGCAAAATTTTTGAGAGCGTTAATTGTCTCTTCACTGATTTTCATAGGTTCTCCTTCTGCATTTTGAAAATTTTTGTAATGATACAGGAAGAAGGCAGGACTGTCAAGCCCCACCTCCTTCTTTTTTTCAGATTGTCAATTCATACTAGAATGAACTCGGGGAAGATTCTGGTTCGTTCCCTGAAATATCCACACTGCGCAGACCAGCATCAATCTGCTTATACAGTTCCTGGAAGCTCTCTTTCACTTCATCTTCAAACCGATTGGTGGCATACCTGATTGCCTTCTCGATGTCTTTGCCAAAGATGAAGTAGCTCTTGACTGTATCAACCAGCCGACGGGTCGAAATCAACTCATCAATCGAGCCCTCAAGGAACGAGTCACGTGTAATCTGTCCCCACTGAACAAGATTCTTGAGAATCTCTTCTTCACGCTCTTCGAGCTTGCCCTGAGCGAAATCAAGTGCATAATTTTTCAGAATCTTGAGTTCTGTTGCTGCCGAAGCATAGGGCTGTTCAACGGTGATTGAAAACCTGTCTAGAAATGCTTCATTCAGGTTGTTGGTGCCAATGAACTGCCCATTCTGTGAGCCTTTGCCTTTTGTGTTGGCAGTAGCGAACACAGTGAAGCCAGGAGCAGGCTTGATTTTCTTACCTAACTTCTTGATGAAGATTGGTTTGCCTTCGAGAACACCCTGCAAAACCATCACTTTGTTCGGGTCTGCAAGGTCAAGCTCGTCAAGAATGAGCACTGCGCCACGAAGGTAAGCCTCTGCAACCGGACCATACTGGAACACAGTGTCGCCATCAATGAGGCGCATACCGCCAACCAAATCATCTTCATTTGTTTCGCGCGTGAAGTTCACACGAATGACCTCACGCTTTGATGCGGCACAAGCCTGCTCAATCATCGATGTCTTACCGTTCCCTGAAAGACCAGTCACAAAAGCAGGGAAGAAAATCTTTGATTTAATAATCATATTGATATCTGTGAAATTGCCCCACTTAATGAAATGAGGGTCAACTTCCTGCATATATGATTCATCTGCATTACGAATAGCTTTGATGGAGCCAACCATTTCTACTTCTGGTTTTGCTGGTGCAGTATCAGATTCATCTGCTGACACCTCTTTCATCTGACCTGTGTTGGCCTGGCCTACCAAAAAGCGGCCTCGACCTACTCGGTCAGACCACGCATCTTTAGGAATAAAAATGTTGTTTTTCTTGGCAACATCTTTTATCTGCTCAGATGTCAAAATATTTGTACCGAACTGCTTCTGTGCAATTGAAGCAAATTCCTGCAAGGTTACTCGTGTTTTCTTCATAAAATATTCACTCCTTTTCACTCACTCACTGCCAAGAGTCTACACGAAGTAGAACTTCTTGTCAAGAAAAATTTACGCAATTGTATCCATAAACAGCGATACAAACACTTTGCTAGATGACCTTGCTCGAGCCATCTTCTTGAAGGAAGAACGAGCCCGGCCTTCCTTAATCTCAAGTTCCATTGCTGCTGAAAAAATATCTTTGTCTTTCATTGCAAGATATAAATCAACGACGCCATTCATATAGTCTTCAACAACAAAAAGACCCTTACTCTGGAGTTCCGCTCTAGCAGCAGCCTTTTTCTCATCTTCTCTGTAATGGAAGAAATGATTTAGCAATGACCGAGTATTCTTCATATAAATGACAGTAATAGACGAGCAAGTACGAGACTTGTAGATGTCATATGCAATCTCTGTGTAGTAGGGATAATCGCCCCTATAATACCTTTTGCGTGTGATGACATCAACAAAGGTGGCGTGCCGACCGTAGAAATTGGAAACACGATTATGAGAAGCATCCCAAACTGTAGGAGTGGAAGAAGCACCATCAGTCAAGAACACTGAAGAAACAATTTCAATTCCATTCATCTCTTTCCACTTCGCAATAACATTTGAAAGGATGATTGCTGTCAAATCGAGAGGTGTACCGCCGCTCATCGGATAGAACCAAGAATCAACATTGTAGAGCTGAAAAATTGACCGCTCGAAATCCTTAATATGGCTCAATGTATCAATGAGCTCGAAAATGCCGACTTCATTTGCAGGTGCACAAACCTCTGAATATTCACCTGGAGTAAATTCTTTGTCAATGCCTAATTTTTTCTTGAGTGCATTAACCTTAAAGGAGGAAGTGAATCCATACACTTTCAAAGGAATGTCTGCCTGCCTTGCAAACATTGAAAGAAAGATGGCCTGCTTGCAAACTCCAGAAATCTGTTCAATCATTGAAGCAGAAAAATCAATGACCAGAACAAGTCCGTGATTCTTGCCTTCAGGAAAGATATCTTCACGCATAAAAATATCATCTGAAAAACGATATTCGGAGAGACGTGAAATATCAAGTTCTCCTGTTTTATGAGAAGAAGTGTCACGCCATTCTGTAGCACGCTTCTTCTGCTCAAACTGCTTAACCATATATGAAACCTGTGGCTTGACAGCCATCAAGAATTCTTTGAAATCTAACCTATTCTTACCTGCTTCAAAGGAGCTGAGTGTCTCAATATACTCCCAGAAATCAGAAGATTTAATGACGTGCTCTTCTTCGTCAAATGTACCTACAAGAATATCCTCGCTTCCTGTAGAAGAATCATCAAGCAATTCTTTTGTTTTTTCTTTAAGGTGCACCATTGTCTCAGCGACTGGCTCTTCATCATCCTCATCTTCATCATCTTCATCATCTTCGTCCTCTGAGGATTCGACAGAACCACTTTCACTTTCTTCATTTTCTGCTGTCTCTGATGCTTCGCCTCCACCAGCGGTAATTTCAACTGGCTCTTCATTTGGCTCCTCATCATCATCTTCTTCATTATCTGAAAGTGATTTGTTGGACTGATTATCCATTTCTGGAATATCTGGACTCTCAGTGACGTCTTCATCGCCCGGTATTTCGAGCACTGGTTCAAACTCTGGCAGCTCGCTGGTGGAATTTTCTTTTTCCTTCTTCAGATACTTCTTAAATTCTTTTTCGAGAGCAAGAACATCATTGAAACTGCTTGTCAAGAATGCTTTTTCAACAAGTTCCTGCTCTTCATCACTGAAAGGAATGTCGAGCTCGACATATTCACCACACTTGGCCCAAACATTCAAGCGGTCAAGGAATGACATTTTCTTGATTGAAATTTCATCCACACCAAAGAAATTATTGGCCCAGAGATATTCATACATCTGACCAATAAAAACAGCAGAACCTTTATATTTCCGCTTGATTAACTTTTCAATCCGGATATCTTCAAGAATGTTGAGAAGAGAAGTAACTTTATGACCAGGAGGAGTGAAAATTGCGTGCGCAATCTCGTGTGCATTGAAACCAAAACGAACATAATCAGGGGTTTCTTTAACAAAATTTGGCAGCGTCAAGACGCGTTTCTCAGGATTAAAGCTAGCTGTCTGCGCATTGGCAAATCTTACAACAAGATTCTCTTTTGCCATCATACGCGCAAGAATTGCTGTCTTCTTTTGAACGTCAGTGGATTTATTTATCATTACGAAATCAACTCCTTTTCACTCACTCACTGCCAAGAGTCTACACGAAGTAGACAATGCTGTCAAGAAAAAGATTCAAATTTCTACAACGAATTTTCTATCAAAAACAATATTCTCATAGCCGAAATATCCGTGTGGATTACAAACAACTCGAGTGTCGCCCACATTGTAGTCACAGGCATCGTGTGTATGACCGTGAATCCAAAGTTTTACATTATAAAAATATGGTGTCATATCTGTGCAATAGTAATCATTCATAATCGCATCGTGTGCGAATCTTGCAGGGATTGATTTTGTGCAAGGCAAAAAATGAGATACGACAACATCAGGCAACATCTTTTCTAGAGCATTTCGAAATTTCAAATGTTCTCTTATCATATCAGTAGGAGAGAACATTTTGATTTTTCTAAAGTCGTTCAGGCTATACCGATATGTCATTTCGTTAGCAGGATTTAGATTTCCCCATTGAGTGCCGCCAAAAATCTTGACACCTTCAATATCTATAGATGTGTTGTAAAGGATATGAATGTTCTTTGAATTCGTATATTTCTCTTTGAGTTCTTGAATCTTGCAAATTCTAGAGCGATAAAAATCGTGATTTCCCGGGACATAAACAACGTGCCGAGCAAGCTCCAGCCCTTCACGAAAGAGAGTATCCATATCCTCAAACCGACGCATATATTCAATATCACCAGCAAGGACGAGAATATCTACATTCTCAACTTTGTCGAAGAAAAAGCGCAATCCAATACCGTACTCACCTGCTCGGTCGAGAGGATTTGTCATATTTTCATTCTGCGGAACTGAAGGGTCATAGAGTCGAGTTCGACTATTCTTAGAGAACCAGTCACGCACAAATTCTCGATGTAAATCTGACCCAATTTGTATCTTCATATGTGAATCCTACACCAATCCTTCCTTTTTGTCAAACCATTATCTTCAATATTCTTTCATCACCGAAAAATTATCTTGTAGACTATATTCAAGACAGCGATTGAACTGGTCTGTTATAGAGTTATCGTGGGTGATAACAAAAATGTTTGAATTGTCTGTCGTTTCTTCAATGATTCTCAAGAAAGCTTCCGTTCCTTCTGCATCAAGAGAACTTGAACCAATTTCGTCAAGAACAAGCAGGTTTGTTGAGGCGGAATTGCGGAGTCGAGCAAGCTCTCGCCAAGCAAAAAGTAGAGCCAAATCGATTCTCAACTTCTGGCCTTCTGAGAAATTTGCATAGCTGAAATTATCGCGATATCTTGATTTCAGCGTCTCATTGAAATTCTCGTCAAATGTAAATTCACAAGGAAACTCTAGAATCTCTAAATACTTTCGTATCAGACTATTGATAGTAGGCAAATAGTTTCTTATGATTTGTGATTTAATTCCATTATCTTTGAGAAGTGTCGAAATCAGTGAATAATATTGTCCTGTATCTGACAGCTCTGATTTTTCTAGCTGATAATTTCGAAGTTCGTCTCTCAAGCCCTGTATCTCTTTCTCCACGTCGGAAGAGTTTTCGGTATAGTCTTCATCAAAAATTTTCTTATTCGCAGTCTCCAGGGACCTGATGTGCTCTGAGATGGTTCTAATTCTCATATTATTGGTCGACATCTTCCTTTCATTTTCATTGATGAATTTTTGTATCTCTGCAACCTCTTCTAATTGCTTTGCAAACCCTTCTAGAGTCTTCTCAGCAAGAGAAATTGCCTTCTCACACTCTTTCAGCTTCTCTTCTCGATACTTGATTGATTCAGCACGAAATTCTTTATGGATTATTTGATTGCAGGTAGGGCATTCGTCATTCTCTCTGAAAAACACAATTTCTTTTTTATATTTGTTTCTATTCTTTTTGATTGAAGCCAGCATCGTAGATAACTCTGAAGAATTCGTTTTCAGTTTTCCTTCCTTTGTGATTTTCGAAAGGCTGCTATCAATCAAAAGCGAAAGTTCATCACTTTCCTTCTCAATCTTCTTTATGTCTTCCCTCAAACATTCAATCTGTTTGTTATTCTGTTCAATTTGTTCCTCTTTTTGTTGGAGCAACTCATCGCGATGCTCTTCTTTCAATTCAATTTTTGTTTTCACCATCTTTATTTTGTGCTGAAGGTCAGAATATTTCGAAGCAAGAGTTGCACCACGACTCTTCAGAATTTGATTCATTTGCGAGAATACTTGAATATCAAGAATTTCTTCAATCACCTTTCTTCTATCATTTGCACAAAGACGCATAAAAGGAACAAAGGTCGTAGAACCAAGAAACACAATTTGTTTCATTGTGGTAGAATTCATTTTCAGAATTGAATCTTCAAGATAATCCTGATAATCTTTGATTGACGAGGTGTTCTCTTTCAATTTACCATCTATGTAGATGTCGAATCTGTTTGGACGAATTCCACGACAAATCTTATATTTTGTTTTTCCTATTTCAAATTCAAGTTCAACAAGACAATTCTTTTCATTTATGCTATTGACAATCTGGTCTTTTTTGATTTTTCTATAAGGTTTACCATACAGAGCAAAATAAATTGCATCAATGATGCCTGCAGATTTTCCGCTTCCGTTCGGACCAATTATTAACGTTGTGTTTGTCTTGTTCAGTTCTATTTCAATGAATTTGTTTCCTGCAGAAAGAAAATTCTTGTATTTTATCTTTGTGAAAACTATCATCTACTGGTCTCTTCCTTGGGCCACTGCTTCTGTGTAGAGTTCTTGAATGAATGACTGCATTTTCTTTTTGTTGAGAGATTCTGATTCAGCAACAGATGCTGCTGCATTTCTCAGAACAGTGAAAGTATCTAGAGCCTCAAAGGATTCTGCATCAACGCCTTCAACTAGAACAACATCCGATTCAACGACAGAAAAATCATTCGGCATTGCTTCAATAATTTTATCTAAGAACCAGTCATATTTTTTGCTATCGTTTCTATCTTTGACAATGACCTTCACGATGCCGCCCTCTAGCTCTTTGAAATCAAATTCTTCATAATCGACATCTGAACAAAAGAATGCTTTATGAAACATTTTATAAGGATTCTTGATAAATTCTAATTCTCTTGATTCTGTATCAAGAACGTGAAATCCTTTCGGGTCGTCATAATCACTCCAAGTTATTTCATATGGCGTACCGACATACCGTATGTTTCCTTTTTCAGATTTTGTATGATAGTGGCCCGAAAGAACCAAGTCATAATGACTGAATATCTTTCTATCTAGGCCGCCGTGTCCTGGGATTCCAGCCTGCATATCAAAACCTACAATTTCAAAGTGACCGACACAAACGTCGCTCATACTGTTTTCAATGAATTCTAAAGTATTCTTGAAATTGTATTTGTTAATCCAAGGAATCATATCAATTTTGAGTCCATCAATTTCAATTGTCGTAGGTTGTTCGTCGTGAACAACGACAAAATCCCTCCAAGAAAACAATTCTTTCAAAGAATTTATCTCGTTTGTGTATCTATAGTAGATGTCGTGATTTCCAGGAATCATATCAATTTTAATATCAGGAATCAACTCTGCGAGCTTATCCATAAACCTTCTGTTTGTTTCGTGAAGAATTTTGAAATTGACGCTTTTTCTTCTATCCATAAAATCGCCCGTCTGAATGATTCTAGAAATGCCATTTTCTACACAATACGGAAAAAACACATTTTCGTAGAACTTGAAGAAATATTCATTGAACACTTCTGAATCATTCCTTGCACCAAAATGTGTATCTCCAAGAATAGCGATTTTAGCCATCACATACCTCTGTCAGGTCAACCGTTGTTGTTTTTGTTTCTCTTTTCTTTCTTTCTTTTTTCTCATCTTCTTCATCAAGCTCCACATCATAGAATCCTCTCAAAAATTCAAGATATGAATTCTTATAGTCTTCGTCTGTGTCGTGGTCTTGAATAGATGATTCTTGAAGAAGTGTTGATGCACGCTGAACATATTTGACTTTGGTCTGAAAATGTTTCTTCTCTTTTTGGATGCGCCGAATGAAGGCAAAATAACATATTTGAGTAAAGTACGAAAAAGGATTTTTACTCTTTTCGGGGTCGAAGTTATCGGCATACATTATACAATTTTCTATTGCATCTTCAACCATCTCTTCTCGGAAAAAATAATTGATGAAATTCGGCTTGAACGACAACCTTTCCGCAATTGCCATTATTTTTATTCCTATTGAATCTGGCAATCTTGGTTTGGGCTTACCTTCACGTTCGGCGTCTGAAACTGCTTTTTTATATTCAATGAAGTCTTGTAGAAACTCTTTGTTTGAAACGTAATGTGTTGAAGTATCTTTCGTTTTGTTCATATTTCTCCTAAGTCTATACCGATGCAGTATAGATATGAATTATATAGATTTACGGTGAAAGTGTCAAGATAAAGTTTTTTACCTGAGGACTTGAAAATAGAGTTTTCAATCACTATATATTACCAGTGTAGAAATTTATTTTCTATCTTGAGACTTGACATTGTATAAATAGTCGTATATAATGTGTTAGAAATTGGTAAGGCATATCCTTTTTGATTGAATTCCGCAATCGGATATGTTTGTTCGGAATACGTCACCCGTCAAAAGGTGTCGGCGATAAACTACTTTACCGGGGTAGGAGAATCGCGCTCAAATTTGTCGTCACTTACCAATGATAGATTTGGGCAAGCAGTGTTCTTGTAACATTGTTTTTTCTTCAAGAATAACCCTTGATTGTGTTAACTTAATCGTGCATAATCAAATAGGGCACCGGAGCCATAACCTAAATCTGTTATCGGCGGAATCTACGAAAACGGAGATTCCGAAATCAGATATGGTTGCCTTAGAGCTATAGTGGCGAACAGCGAGGGACAAGTGGAAACGCGAGTCCGGGGTAGTGGGAGCTGGAGGTTAAAGTCCTCCCCACCATTCGTTATTAACAATCCTTTATTGCTAATCCCTTCATCTATACCATCTTGGTTGCTTATAGTGAGCAGAGGCGAAGCCGATGCGAACGACCATTGCTATTGGTTACCTTTTCTTGAATCAAATGAAATTAGATTCGGAACCAACGACTGAAGCGAAGCGAAAGTCGTTGGCGAATCTAACTTCACCAGTGAGCAGAGGCGAAGCCGATGCGAACGACCA